GGGCTGGCCGGCGCGGTCGAGCAGCTGCCGCAGCGCGGCGATCGACTCGCCGTCGAGGCGGTCCAGCAGGCCGCGCAGGGAGTGCAGCAGTTCGTCGTCGACGTCCGGGCCGCCGGCGCGGCCGGACTCGACGACGGCGTTGGCGTCCATCGGCAGGGGCGTGCTGGACAGCTCGTACAGCTCCCACTTCTCGGCCACGCCGCCGCGCCAGTAGTCCTGGGTCTTCGGGTCCTCCCACTCGATGACCGAGAACCCGATGCTGACGGCGTTGAGGAAGCCGTCGCGGTACTTGCGCTCCACCGTGGCCGCGAAGTCGTCGGCGCGGTCGAAGCGGATGTCGAACATCAGCCGCTTCGCGTCGTCGACCTCGGTGCGCTCCGACCGGCCGATGGGCAGGCTGTCCCGACCCCAGTAGCGGTGCCCGTACCCGAAGATCGGGTTGGCGCGGTACCGGTCGAGCTGCGCGCCGGACATCTTGAGGGCGATCCCGTCGCCCTTCTCGCCCTCGGTAGCGCCGATGAACCGCAGCAGGTCGCCGTCGTCGGACGTCTCGCGGACCATGAGCGCGCGGGTGTAGCCGAGCTTCACCGGTTCACCTCCGATCGGGCCTGGCGGTCGCGGGGCGCGCCGGGCTGCTGCCGGTCCACCGGCGGGCGGGCCTGCCCGCGGCGGCCGTCGTCGTCGATGTCCTGGTCGTGGTCGCGCCGGCGGCGCGGGTCGTCGTTCATGCGTGCTCCGTCTGGTTGCAGGTGCAGCCCGGGTGCACCGGGCAGGCCCGGCCCGGCTGCGGCGGATCGCCCGGCGCCGGCGCCGGCTGCATGTTCAGCGGCACCAGGTACGTTTCGCCCTTGCCGTCGGGCAGCGGGTTCTCGTTCTCCTTCTCGCGGATGTCGTCGCCGGACAGCCAGCCCCAGTTACGGCCGACCGCGTACGCGTCGTACCGGCTCTTGAGGTCGCCGCGGGTGATGGCGTCGACGATGTGCTCGGCGAAGAACCTCGGCCGCTCCCGCGAGGTGAGCAGCCGCAGGTTGACGTACTGCTCCCAGGTGGTCAGCCACCCGAGCAGCGTGTCCTGCAGGTACTCCAGCGACTGCCACTCGATATTGGAGAACGTGGCCCGTTCCAGATCACCGATCTTGTGCGGGGGTAGCCGCAGCCACCGGCACATCTCGTTGACCTGGAGCTTGCGGGTCTCCAGGAACTGGGCGTCCTCCGGTGGGATGCCGATGTCCTGCCATTCCAGGCCCTCCTCGAGGATGGCCACCCGCTGCGCGCGGTCGAGGCCGCGGTGCAGGTTCTCCCAGTCGGCCTGGAGCCGCTTGTGGCCCTCCTCGGACATCTTCTTGGCCGTCTTGAGGACACCGCCCGGGCGAGCGCCGTTGTGGAAGAACTGGCTGCCGTACTGCTCGGTGGCCATGCCCAGGCCGATCGACCGGCGGGCCAGCTGCACCACGCTGTAGCCGCGGATCCCGTCGTAGCCGAGCCCACCGATCGGCAGCACCTCGTCCGGCCACAACCTCGTGTAGATGCCGTTGACATCGTCGATGTACCGGTAGGTGAGCGACATCTTGCCCGGGCCGAGCCGCTTGACCTCCGGGGTGATCCGGTCCGGGCGGATCGGCCACACCTCGGTCACCTCACCACGGCCGTTACGCAGCACGTGCGCGTACCCGGTGCCCCAGGTCAGCGCGTGGCCCTGCACCGTGCCTTTGAGCGCCATCGGCGCCATAAGGTCGTTCGGCTGGTCGTGCAGCACCCGGTACACGCGGTGTTCCCGGGCCTTGCGCTTGCCCTTGTCGAGGCGCTCGTACAGCGGCAGCGGCAGCTTCCCGACGTCGGTGGCGATCGCGTTCACGCCGGCGAAGAACGGGCTGTAGTGCAGCGCGGTGTCCTCCGACACCCACGTGCCCCCCGCCGACCCGCCGCCGGTGAACCAGTCCTCCACCCACTTCTCCGGGGTGGCCAGCCCCGACGACGCGCCGACGCTCGCCCGCTGCGACAGCACCGAGCGCAGGAAGCCCACGGTCAGGCCCCGGCCTGCCGGCGATCCGCGCCGCCGGCGGTGGCCGGCTTGGCCATCGCGCCGAGGATCCCGACGACCAGGACCAGCACCCCGACCACGGTCAGCGCCACACCGACCGACCACCACTGCCACAGGCCTGCGCCGAGCAGCAGCAGCCCCGCCAGCACCACCACGTCGACCTGGTCGAAGCGCGCGGACATCCGCGCGCCCGCCGACCGGGCCGCAGTGGCCACCAGCCCACCCGGCTCGGCCGGGGTCTGCCCGGTCGCAGTTTCTTCGGACATCGATCGGTCTCCTCTCAGCCGACGGTGGACAGGCCCCGGTAATCCAGGTACTCGTCCTCGCCCTGGCGCATCTGCCCGTCGATCGCGAAGAACAGGGCGGGCATGCCGTCGATACGGACGTGCTGGGTCTTGCGGTCCGGCTTCACCGGCCGGACCCGGTCCGGGTCGTCGGCCGGGCTCTTGCCCTTCAGGTGCTCGGCCATCCACCGCGCCACCGGGTTACCGCCGTGGCGGTACTCCCGCGCGTGCAGCGCCCGGGAGAACTCCGTCATCGGGCCGGTCATGCGGTCGTACGTCGTGCCCGACTCGTAGCACTCCAGCCCGGTCCGCTCGGTGATCTCCTGCCGGACCGGCTCACCCGACCACTTGTCGTACGTGACGTCGACGATCGCGAACTGCTCGTGGTCTTCCTCGATCGCCTCGTAGATCGACTGGTAGTCGATGACGTTGCCGTCGGTGACGGTGATCCACTCCGCGTCACACCAGCGCTGGAACGCCCCGTCGGTTGCCTCGGCCAGGCCCGGCACCACGGCCTCCGGCACCCAGAACCGCCACCGGATCGACCCGTCGTCGAACAGCAGCGCCCAGGCGGTGAGGTCGAGCTTGCTGGACAGGTCCAGACCGGCCCAGCAGCGGCGGCCGGCCAGCTGCCCGTCGCGCCACGTCGGATTCGCCGCCAGCTCGCCGGCGTTGAGGTCCCACAGGTCCAGCGGGATAAACCGGTAGGCCTGCTGCACCCGCTGGTTGAGCTGGAACTGCCGGAACGCCTTCTCCTTCGCCGCGTTCGCCTTGGCGGCCAGGGCGTGCCGCCGTAGGGCCTCGCGGCTCTTGAACTGGTCCAGGGCCGGGTTGGCCCACTTCCAGTTCCGCTCGTCGTACGGATCCGTCGACACCGGCAGGTGCGGGTGGCCCTTGAAGATGCGGTGCAGCCGCGCCAACTCCTGCTCGGTCGCCGGCGCCTTCCGGATGAACGTGAACACGTGCGGCGCGCGGCGCGGGTCCTCCTGGACCTTCTCCGCCTCGTCGATCAGCGACGCCCCGAAGCTGTTCGGCTCGTCGGTCTCGGTGCTGGTCGCGAACAGGAGCTCCTGCTCCCGGGCACCGTCGGCGGTGTCCATCGCCTCCCACAGCGACCCGTCCGGCTGCGACAACACCTCGTCGAGGTTGAAGCCGTGCGGGTTGTGCCCGAGCTCGCCCTTCGCGTCGGCGGTGATGACCTCGTAGATCGACCCGGACTTCTCGTCGACCAGGCGCCGCTCGTTCTTGTAGTACCGCAGCCGGCGGGCGAGCACCGGCGACAGCTGCACCATCCGCAAGGCCGGACCGAACACCTTCTCCGCCTGCTTGGTGTCCTTCGCCGCGTTGTACACCTCGGCTGCCTCTTCGTCGTCGCCGACGAACAGCAGCAGCTGGATCGCCGCGGCGATCTCCGACTTGCCGTTCTTGCGGCCGACGATGATGAACGCCCGCCGGTACCGGCGCACGTAACGCTGCCACTCGACCGACCAGAGCACCTCGCCGAACAGCGGCCGGATGATCTCGTGCTCCTGCCACGTGCGCAGCACGAACGGCTTACGCCGGTAGGGGCCCTTGATGTGCCGCAGCAGTTCCGCCGGGAACGCCACCGCGCGGTCGGCGCGCGGCTCGCAGTAGTGCGCCCCCCGCTTCGCGCAGGTCTTGTCGCGGAACGTGTAGCCGCAGGTCGGGCCCTTGCGGTCGCGCGGCCGCCACCGCTTGTCGTGGTCCGGGATCGGGTCGTCAGCCGGACCCGGCCTGGTCCGCGACCGCGGCCGCGGCGCGCTAGCCGGTGAGGAGGTCCTCGTGCGGGTCACGGCGCCCATCCCCGCCGGTCAGCTGCGCCCGGTCCGACGGCGTCAGCCCGAACCGCGCCGCCCAGCTCTGCAGCTGCCGGTCGGCCTGGCCGAGCACGACGGTCCAGGGGTTGCGGCTGATCCGGAACCCGGTCGGCTTGCCGTTCTTGTCGAACACCGGCGCCTGGATGACCTCGCCCTCCTCCTCGAGGGCCTTCGCCGCCTTCCGCCGGCGGGCGGCGGCATCGCAGGTCACCGCGAACGCCTCCACGTCCCACGCCGTCAGCACGCCCTTGCGGATCAGGTCCGGGGCGTACTCCTCCCAGAACTCCACCGCCTCCGGAGTCAGCCACTGCGGCGGCTCCAGCTCCTCCACTGACGGCGACGGCACCGGCTCCTCGGTGTTGACCCGATCAGCCCGGGTTCCTTTGACCAGCTTCAATGCCGTCGGCGCCGGGTGCGGTCCGCGTTTGCCCACTGTGGACACCCCCTCTCCGGATACGGCAAGTGTCAAAACTCGTCAGCGTGAAAGGAAGCCTAGGGCGGCGGTCTCCCCGCCGTGACCAGCAGAGATTTAACCCGCCCCTCCCCCCGGGGCATCGCCACACGTCGAACTGTCCAGTGGCAGGTAGAGGCTCTCGAAGGCCACCGTCGGGGAGTAGACGGCCATCGCGGACACGTCTGATTCGAGCAGGTTGTTTTGGCCCCACTGCACCAACTTGTTCTGGCCCCACCTGCGGAACTCCAACTTCTCTTGGCCCCACACGGGCATCGATGCGTCGAGACGCCTTGTCGGACGTCCGCCGGTTGGAGGCACGCGACCGCCCCGGCCAGATCGCACTGCCGCGCCGCTGCCGCTCCTCGGCGCGTAAACGCGCCTGCGGTGCGGGTCGGCTTGCCACCGAGCAACCGGGCGCGGCTCCGGCGGGTCGAGCCGGCCGGATGGCCACCTCTCGGACGCGCGGGGAAGTGGGGCCAAAGGAAGTTGCCAACAGATGCGCATCGATCCCACTGGTCCCAGAAAAAGTTGGAACGGTGGGGCCAGAACAAGTTCGTACGAACACACGTCGGCGAGGACCACGCATCGCACCCCGGGCAGCTCTGCCTCCAGCGCCTGCCGCAGCTCGTCGGCCCGCGCTGCGGTCAGCGAGGCGCTGGCCATGCCGACCACCAGCGTGTCGCCCTCCTGCACCACCAGGCCCCAGGCCGGGATCATCTGCTGCTGCTCGGTCACCGCCGCCTCCTCTTGTTCCAGCCGCCCGGCTGACGCCCTGCCTTGTCCACCCGGTCGCACGGCTCACACAGCCCGCGTCCGTGCGCGGGGTCGTTGGGGTTCATCGCCCGGGCCACCAACTGCTTGCGGTCCAGCGGCCAGTGGTCGGCCACCACGCTCGACCGCACCTCACACAGGACGCAGACCGGATCCCTGGCCAGGACCCCGGTGCGGAAGACGTCGCGGTGCTCGCGGCCGTAACCGCGCTCGGTCGAGCTACCCCGACGCTGGTCCGACGCTCGACCCGTCCGGGCCCGACAGCCGGTGCACTTGCCGCCCCGCGGGCCGGGGGTGCCTCGGCAGCCCGTCGTGGTGCACCGCCGTGGTGCCCGGGTCGGCATGTCTACGCCGATGGCCCCGCGCCGGTACGACGCGGGGCCATCGGTCCCGGAGCCGATCCCGGGCGACTGGCACGGTAGACAGTGGCGCTGGACAGACTCCTGGCGCTGCGCACATGGTGATATGCCGCCGCGATCTTGTCAAACATCCGTTCGAGTCACCCCTCCACGTGTCCCCTCCGACGTCCGGACCTCGGCCTCCAGCAACTGCTCACCGACGTACCCGTACACCCCGCCCCGCCGCACCGGGGGGTCGACGTGGGGGAAGCCGTCCGGGTGCGACCGGCAGCGCGGGCAGTCCTGCGGGCCGGCGCCGGCGACGTGGCCGGCGCGGCGGGACCGCAGCACCCACTGGTTGATCAGCTTCCGCTCGACGCGCAGCTGCGCCACGGCGTACGCGGTCGTCCACCACTGCACGCCGTCGACCACCACCACGCCGCTCACGCCGCGCCAGTCCGCCGGTCGGACCAGCCGCCGTGACCGGCGACGGTGCTGCGGACGGTGGGCCGGGGCCGGCCCTGCTCGTCGAGGCGCCGGGCGATCGCCACAGCGGTGGCCAGCCCGCCCGGGCCCTCCATCTCCCACCGGCTCCACACGTGCGGCAGGCCGGGCCGGCGGTCGCGCTTGAGGCAGCCGCAGCCGGCACCGACGCACAGGCAGGTCCGGCGGACGCACCGCACCGTCCAGCGCCGCTTGTCGTGGCCGTCGTGGTGCAGTTGCAGGGACCGGTGGCGGCAGGCCGGGCAGCGGTGCTCGATCGGCCGGACCGGCTCGGCCACCACGCCGGCCGCCGACCGGGCGACCTCGTCCGCCGCCGCGAGGGCCCGGGCGATCTCGGTCAGCAGGTACGCGTCGCGGTTGTCGTGCAGCTCGTCGACCACGCCGGCCCGCCACGCGTCGCCGGCGGCGTCGACCACCCACGGCCGGCCGGGCCCGCCGACGGTCAGCCAGTCCAGCACGTCCGAGATCGCCCCGCCGCCGACATAGGACGAGTCGCGGTACGCGGCGACGCTCCGGGCCAGCCGGGTCAGGATCCGGTGCACGACGGCCTGGGCGTCGACGACGTCCAGACGCGCGGCCGCCGGCGACGGAGCCAGGGCGCCCATGCCGCGGCTCAGGTTCCACTCCCGGTACGCCCGGTCGCTGCGCCCGCGTGCCTCGAGGACCTCGGCCTGCTCCTCGTCGACCGGGCGGCCGGGGCGTCGCTCGCGGCCGGGGACGGTCAGCAGCCACAGCCAGGCGCACGACTCGCGGAGCCGCTCGACGGCATCGCGGACGTCGACCACCCGTGGGGACGGCTGGCCGGTCGCCGTGGTGGGCGGGGTGTTCATCGGTCCTCCGGGTCAGGCTGGGGTGGGTGTCCTGCGTGGTGCTCTGGCAGTGGTCGGTGCTGGCGTAGGTACGGGGATCCGTGGAG